AAAAGGTAACAGGTAACACTTAAAAAACACTAAAAGCTCTGACAGAATAAAACCCCCCAGGTTGCTGGCCGCAGAGCTTTTAGTGTTTTTTAAGTGTTACCTGTTACCTTTTTAGATTTTGTACAATATGATGCACAAAAACTACTTAGTTTTGTTTTTTAATATGCACACAAATATTGATTAAAAGTAATATAAAAAAGCGAAAGGTTTTTAGGTATGTAGGTATTAAAAATTTGATATAATCAATTTTTAAGGAGTTTAAACTAACATAACCGTCACGCTTAGTACCCTAATAGGTAACGCGCAACCTTTGCGGTTTTTCTTTGTTTAAAATAAGTTGTACAACTGGATTATCAGGTTATTTAGCTTATAGCGAGTTAATAGATTAATTAGCTGTTTAATAAACATTTACATTAGTTTAAAACTATGTTATACTAGTTTTAAGTTAATCAATAATGCGGAGTAATTTAAAAATGAAAATTTGTAACTTTGTAAGTACTGAATCAGAAGGTTTGGCAACTTTTCATATTTCATCAGGTTTAGGAGAGCGCTGCTGTGTCAGTAGTGGTTATAAAGAAATATTAGAGAGGGATGCAAAAAAAATCAAAGAAATAAAAATAAATGATGATAAGTTTAAATTGTTAGAAACATTCAGACTATAAAAAGCATTTTTTATGAATTATATTAATTTGTATAAAAAGTCTATTTTTGTTACTATTTCACCGGATTATAAATAATATGGCAACGGATAAGAAAAAGAAACCAACAGTAGTTAGTATGTTTTCGGGCTGCGGTGGTGTTGATCTCGGTTTTTCTCAGGCAGGTTATGACTTGCTCTGGGCTAATGATTTTGATGAAGATGCTTGTGAAACATATAAGCATAATATTGGAGACATTATTCATGGGGATGTTACCCAGTTAGATATACCTGACATTAATGACCTTGATGTGCTTACTGCGGGCTTTCCATGTCAGCCATTTTCAAATGCGGGATCACGAAAAGGTACTAATGATCCGCGCGGCCAGCTTTATCAGCATACATTTAAATTTATCGAAAAACTCAACCCCAAAGTTGTTATGTTTGAAAATGTGCGCGGTATTCTCAGCACTAAAACAGATAAGGGAAAGCTAATAGATGAGATTGTTGATACGCTAACAAATAAATATGGTTATCATGTCGCCTATCGCCTAATGAACTTTAGCCATTTTGGTGTTCCCCAAAACCGTATTCGCGTAATACTTCTTGCTGTAAAAGACAAAAATTATATTTATCATATCTTTCCGGAAGTCACTGAAGATAAAGATTTGACACTTGAGGCAACTCTAAAGGGCGTTACAAACAAACTGCCTAATCAAAAAGAGCTTATGCGCTTAAATCCTCAGGCTTTACATTATGGCTCTATGATTCCCGAAGGAGGGTCATGGAAAAGTTTAGATTATGATATTCTCCCTGAGCGCTGGAAAAAGATTCGGGACAATATGGCGAAATATCATTACCCTAATTTTTTTCGACGATATGCTCGTGATGAAATCCAAGGAACTATAACCGCCGCATTTAAACCTGAAAATGCGGGGGTGTGGCACCCAACCAAAGATCGCATATTTTCTGTGAGGGAAATTGCAAGAGTTCAAACATTTCCTGATGACTTCATTTTTAAAGGGCGAACAATTAAGTCAAAATATCAACAAATAGGAAATGCTGTCCCTCCCTTAATGGCTAAACAGGTTGCAGAGCAATTAAAGCATTATATTGAAAAAACTAAGGTGAGCACATTAAAGAGGGAAAAGGTTGAAAGCACCGAACTAAATGTAAATCAACCAATCCATAAACAAAAAATAAATATCAACTTATTCTAAGGATGTGAATAGTGTTTTTCTCGTATGAGAATATAAAAAGCATTTTTTATGAATTATATTAATTTGTATAAAAAACCCATTTTTGCTATTATTTCACTATTAATTTAAGATTTTTGGTGTCCTTATGTCTGAAAATGAAGATAAAAAACATATTATTGATGGTTTAGTAGCATTTAAGCCAACAACAAAAACAAACCCGAATTTTGGGCGTGCGGGTAAAGTTAAATTCTTAGTTAATGACTACGTTTTAGAGCAAACAGAATATCTCGCTGGTTTGGGATTAGGTATTGACGAAATATCTTTAATGCTAGATATTAGTGTCTCGACATTTAAGAAAAAACGTGTAAAACATCAAGACTTAGAGCTAGCACTAAGACGTGGACGTGTCAAAGCACAAGCAAAAATATCTAATGCTTTATTTGAAAAAGCGTTAGAGCAGAAAGACACTTCAGCGATGATTTTCTTTCTTAAAAATAGAGCACCAGAAAAATGGTCTGATAGACGAAAAATCGATCACACGAGTTCCGATGGTTCTGTGTCAATACCTACGGAAATTATTATTAAGTCGCGAGAAGTCACTAACGACAACGTAAATAATATTTCTAAAGATGAAAAAAAATAGTGTTGAGATAGAGTTACCAAAAAAATTAGTGCCGTTGTTGACCCCACCTCTCGGAACTTTTAGATACAGATGTGCTTACGGAGGTCGCGGCGGCGCCAAATCTTTTAGTTTTGCTTTAATGTCAGTTATTTTCGGCGTGCAAAAAAAAATTAGTGTTCTTTGTGTGCGCCAATTTTTCACTTCTGTAGCTAAATCATTTTACAAAGAATTAATAGCCGCTATAGAATTTTCGCCCTGGCTGAAACAATTTTATACTATAAAAAAAACTGAAATCGTCGGAAATAACGGAACTACGTTTGAGTTCGGCGGTTTAGAAATAAACATAAATAATGTTAAGGGCGCGACACAATTCGATTTGTGGATAGTTGATGAAGCTGAAGACGTTTGTGAAATGGCTTGGCAAGTTTTTCCTCAATCTGTTAGAAAAGTAAACTCAGAAATTTGGGTAATATTTAATCCACAAAAAAAAGACAGCCCTACCGACTTGCGATTTAGACAAAAACCACCTCAAAACTCAAAAGTTGTTGAACTTCAATATTACGACAACCCATTTTTCCCAGATATTTTAAATAGAGAAAGACTCAGAGATAAAGAAATTTTAAATTCAGCTACATATAAGTGGATTTGGTTTGGTGATTATTTAGAAATGACTGAAGCACAAATATTTAAAGATAAATATATTGTGCAGGATTTTAAGCCTGGCTGGGATTGGGACGGTCCTTATTTAGGTTTAGATTTTGGGTTTAGTGTTGACCCAACCGCAGCGGTAAAATTTTGGATTTATGAAAATATTTTATATATAGAGTATGACGCAGGACAAGTTGGGCTTGAATTAGATGAAACTGTCGAATTTTTAAGTAAAGCTATCCCAGATTTTACAAAACATATAGTTGTAGCAGATAATGCGAGACCCGAATCGATCAGTTATTTAAAAAGATTTGGTTTACCTCTAATTGAGCCTGCAAAAAAAGGGCCAAATTCGGTAAAAGAAGGCTTGACAAAACTATTATCTTATAAAAAAATAGTTATACATAGTCGATGCAGAAACACATTAAGTGAGTTTAAAAACTACTCATATAAAGTTGATAAACATACAAGCAGAATAACCTCTCTTATAATAGATGCTAACAATCACTATATAGATGCTATAAGATATGGAGCTGAGCAAATTGGCACAAATTGGGACTATAGGAATCTAATATGAGAAATATGTTTAAAGATGGAGTTCGTAGTCTATTTAATTCTTTAATGAATCAAAGAGACGCAACAACTACTAATGCTATGTTTGCGTCTCGTTTATCGCGCGAAGAAATGCGGCAATATTATTTATCGGGTATAGGCTCAAAAATAATAAGATTAAAATCGTCGTACGCACTAGATGACAGTTTAATTTTTAATTCTGATATTGAAGAAAATTTTTATAAAGATATGGTTGAAGAGCATTTATTGAAAGCCATACGATATATGTTAGGTTTCGGGCGTGGAATTATATTAGTTTTTAATGAAGGTGATGATTTAAGCACTGAATTGCGGCAGGTTGACACAAAAACTACGTTATTGCGATCGTTTTCTGGAGATTCTGTAACAGTCAGCAATATATCATCAGATTTATCTAATGAGAGATATTTTAAACCTTTATCATACAATGTATTTGGCAATGAAATACACTATTCGAGAGTTATTGATTTTACTTATTATGAACCCCCGGAAGAAGCGTCCCCGGCTTACAGATATGGTGGTGTTTCTGAGTTTGAGTTAATTCACGACAGTTTATTAGCTGACGGTATTGTACATCGCGCGGGCGCTAATATTATTGATAGAAGCGCTAATTTAATATACAAAATTAAAGGCTTCAATTCACTATTAGAAACAAAACGTTCAGATGCTGTAGAAGAATATGTTGCTGTAACTGAAAAATTTAGGTCAATCGCGGGCGGAACAATAATAGACTCTGAGAATGACATTTCTAGCATTTCGCAAACGATACCAAACTATTCAGATATCGAAACGTCTATGCTACGTCGAGTAGCGACAGTTACATCAATTCCCTATCCGATTCTTGTGGGAGAAACAGTGAAGGGGCTAAATTCTACTGGCGAACAAGAAAGACAGTCTTTCAATGATATGTTAAGAGCTTTGCAGCGAGAATTTATAATAAGACCATTAAACAAATTATTGTCTCTTTTCGATTTAAGTAATGCGACGTTTAGTGAATCTCAGGGGATAACCCCAGTTGAAAAAGTAAATTATGAGAAAATAGTTATAGAAAATGCTATAAATTTAGATAATATGCAAGAAGATGGTAATAAATATTTAATAGAAAAGGGCGTTATTGTCAAAGACGATTATGCTGCTTTCTTCAATAAAGAAGATAAAGAGAAAGCGCCTAATTCACCGATAGAATTATTTAGAAATCCAGAAGAAAATGATGGTGTAGAAAATGACTGAACAAAAAATACAAACGCCTAAATCTTTAATTAAATTCGAGCGTCAATATGGTGAGATGCTGCGCTATGTTATTTCTAAAGCGAGCGAGCAGTTTAAAAACCAAGCGTTATTAGTATTAAATAAAAAAACGCAGAAAAAATTTGCTGATGAGCAAGCAGGAAACTATGCGGATATTTTTGTAACTTTAAGTAATCAAGTTCAGCGAAAAATATTAGCTCGTTTTTCTGACGATAGATTATTAACTGCGACTCAACCGCTATTTAATAAAATAGATAAAAATAATAAAAAAAGATTATATTCAGCAATTAGTAGAAATATTGGTTTAGACGTAAAACAAATAGTGAATAAAGAATCAAAAAAAGTATCTACTGCTGCATTAATAAAATCAACTCAGGAGTGGGCAAGTAAAACTTTAGCTGATTCTCTACAAATATATAGCGCTAATGCATTGAGAGCTATGACTTTAGGTCAGGATTTAGATAGTATAATCTTAGATTTTGATAACTCAGTGAGTAAAAGAAAAAATCACGTAGAAATGGTAGCTAGAACACAGGTGTCAACTTTTAATGGTTTGTTAACAAAAAATCGAGTGCAAAATTTAGGGTTAAATGAGGCAGTATGGGAAACAGCAGATGATGATAGGGTGAGACGTTCGCATGCTGATAGAGATAATAAAACCTATAAATTAGACACAGGTTTGTATTCTAGTATAGACGATATTTATTTGTTCCCTGGCGTTGACTATAATTGCAGATGCACGAGTTCGTTTGTTATACCTAAAGATTTTTAGTTGACAAAATTAATATTTATTTGTATGCTCAGAACAAGATATAAGACCTGCTGCGAATGGACAGCGTCTATTGTAAATTTAGGCTCAATAAATGTGCGAATTAAGTAAGTGAATAAAAAAAAATATTTCGTAGACAACATAGCAATAGATAAAAAAGATAGAACTTTTATTTCTATGCGCGATGGGATTATGAAATATTATGGGCACGAGCTAGGAAAAAATCCGCCGGATAAAATTTTTAAGGTTTATCGTTCACCTGCAACTGTCGGTACCTTAATAAATAAATTAAAAAATATACCGATTACCGATGAGCACGTCTCTTTAGACAAAAAACCCGAAAATGTTGTTGGCGAAGTTGTGAAATCGGATTTAGTAGATTTAATAGATAACGAAGATAAATCTTTTCTAGGCATAAAAAACGAGGCTAATTTTGATTCTAAGTTGCTTAGTATGATAGACTCGAAAAAAAAAGGTATATCAGCAGGTTATTTTGCTGATTTAGTAGACACAAAAAACTCTGCTGCTGATTTTGAGCAGCGAAATTTAGAAATGCATCATTTCGCAATTGTTGATTCACCTCGGGGTGGCGCACAATGTACTTTTTTAGACAGGTCGTTTAATGGAGAAATTAATAAAATGTCAGACTCGATATTTACTGATGTTGATAACACTAATCCAAATCTACAAAAAATAGCTGAGATAGCTACGCAACTACCCGAAGCGTTAAAATTATTACCTTTTGATGAATTGAAAAAGGCTATCCCTATTCTGCAAAGCATAATTTCTGCTGCATCACCTGATGCACCTGATGCACCTGATGCACCTGATGACACTTCTGATGCACCTGATGACACTTCTGATGCACCTGATGCACCT